ATGGAAAAAAGCTACTATTTGAAAAATCTAATTATTGGGCTGGTAATTTTTACGATTTGCGCATTCGTATTTAAATCAGATGCTGATGCAGCAGTATTTTTTTTGATTTATGGCATTAATGCGTTCTTGTTTCCGTTTGCCAAGCGTCTAGTCGAAGACTTGGTATTTCGTTATACATCTAAAGATTTTTGGAGGTCGGGCCCGTTAAGGACCGGTGCTGCAAATGGTGGGTATGCGCTTTTATATGGCTTTTATTTTGCGCTGGCTTTTCCACTTGGTTTATTGTTTTTTATAAGATTTTGTATTAAGAAAAAGTCTGCCATGTAGGCGGACTTTTTTATGGGGTTGCTATGGGAGTTTTGTTTTTCTAACTAATGCATCATAAATCAGAGCGCCCGTGGTAGCGATCAAGCGCCAGAGTGCCCAGAGGATTTGCTGCGATAAACCCAAGCACCTCACTAACTTGGGCTGTTGCTGCGACGTCAAGTAAAAACGGTGTCGGTAAAAACGGGGTCAGCCCCCTTTCTTCTCACTGTCGGGTCGCATGCCGGAGAATACGGTCGGGGTTTGGGGATGTTGAGAAGATTGATTGGGTTTATATGGTTGATGAGCTATGGCCGATTACGCGGTTGTTTTTCAGGTGAATGAAACTTTGCTTCTTGATAGAGGCTTCGGCTGAAAAATGGACATCGCCTAGAGGCTTACGATTGCGTGAATTTTTTTTGATAGAAGCTTTAGCACAGTAAAAGCGGGGTCAGACCCCTTTCTTCTCCGCGGTTAGGTGCGCTTTCTGCCACTGTCTCGGTGGCAGCGTATAAAAAACCGATTCAAAAAATGAGTGTGGACGTTTTGTGGACGTTTTGACGAAAACGAGACATAGGATTTCCGCCGTTTCCCAAACCCCAGAAACCACAAAGCCCCGCATTGCGGGGCTTTGAGATATGGTGCCGGCACCAGGAGTCGAACCCGGGACCTACTGATTACAAGCTAGGTGCTCGAAACATACAAATCAATGACTTACGTGATTCCTTGTTACGTGCGGACACGCCGAAACCCGCATAAATAGCGGGTTCTAGCTCGCTTGTTACGTGGGTCTTGATCAGTCTGCAGACGGGGAAACGGTGGGGATGCTCAGGTCGTATACGTCCATCATCTTGGGGTCACGGTGGCCGCTCGCTTCCTGTTTGTCCGCCCGGTTACCCACTGTGTCGGTGATGCCGCGCCGTTTCAGATCGTGGAGGGCAAACCGCTGTTCTGGTGTGATGAACTCGTCCGCGAGCGCCAGGGTGATGAAGCGTTGCCAGGCCGTGTCCAAGCTGGTTTTGCGAAGTGGTCCACCGTGGCTGGCCACGATGATGTTTCTGCGTGCCGGCATGATTGGAATCGCTGTTTTGCGTTTGGCCCATACCTTGGCCCGATAGGCTTTAGCGTTGTCCCAGGCTTTGCGCAGACGAGGTGTCCAACGAACGATGTTGTCCCGGCTACCTTTGCGGCGGTTTGTCAGTATTCCGCTTTCCAGCTCGTTTTCGTCGGTGAGCGTCACAACCTCGATGCCGCGCAACCTGCACAGGTAGGCCAGCTCCATGACGTAGCCAAGGTATTCGGGACAACCACCTTTCTCGTTGCGCTGCAGCAAACCTCTGGCAATTGCCCGGTCGATAAGAGCATCCATAACCAGGTGATTCGGTAGGCGGCGCTGTTTGCGCTCCACGGGCGCTTCAATGCCCAGGGCTGGGTTCACTTCCAGGAAGCCGCGATTGCGTCCCCACTGCAGTACACGACGTAGGTAGCGCAGAGCATGAGCGGCTTTCGACGGCGTGCCCTCATCCGCCAGTCGATCAACAATTCGTTGCACCAGGGCAGAAGTGAATTTCCGAACAGCCAGATCCCCCAGCGGTTTACCCAGCTTGGTGGGAATGTTCAGAAGAACATCGCGGGAATAGCAGTAGTCGTCGTGGGTTTTTGAACTGAGCTTCTTGTATCGATCGCTGTCGTGGAACTGTGCACAAACGTAGCGGAGTGTTCCCCGGTCAACGTTGGAAGCCTCGTCCATGATCTGGTGCAGCTCTGCCAGCGAAACGCTCACTGGCGCAATGTTGCGCCGGCGTTGTGTGCCTGTTTCGTCACGGTGAAGGGTGTACCAAACCCCTTCGTTTCGCTGGTCAAAGTAAACGGCCGCAGGGAGAGCGGCCTGATCGATGTGAGCGGGGATGTGCGGATTATGCTTCCGCTTTCTTGCTTTCCTCATAGGATGTCGGCGTCGTACCGCTCTGCGGCGGCAGGCTTCAAGCCTGCGGCATGGTTGATAAGGTCCAGCGTTGTCCATGGTCCGGTACGGCCGCGGAACAGCCGAACGCCCTGGTCGATCAGCGAGCGTTCAACATCAGACCGGCGTTGGTAGCCGGTGATGCGCTGCAGATCGGTGAATACCAGGACGTTGTCCGATCGGGAGTTCATTGCTAGCCCTCTGTAAGCTGGAGCACCCCGGGCAGTCTAGCGTTGCAGCCGGGGCATAGTTGTTAGAAGTTGGGATGCAAGCTGCTGGACTATTGATTGGCCAGCAGCTGCGACACAAATGCCCTCTCAACTGCAGTGAGATCACCCTGGAGGTGTGCCATGGTGGTGACCGCCTCGAGGCGGATCCTGGCGTCGGGCGTCTTGTGGACTTGGTAATCGAAAAGCGCGGTACCGACGATGCGGATGGCCATCAGGTGTCGAGCTGCTTGCATGCCATCGGTTGGCGCTGTGGTAGCCTTATCGCTGCTGCTGCTTTGGTGCTGTGCTTGCATGGTGTTGCCCTCAGTGGTGGCTGGTGTCGGGGAGCTGTAACTCCCCTGCACCGCTCTAATTACCGGCGTTCGCCGGAAGTTTTTGGTTGCACTTGCCTAACCAGGTGAATCACCAGGTTCTCCAGCTCGATTACCTCGTCCATGGCTGACTGCCATTCCAATACCGCCTGGATCTGCTGCAGAACCAGAAGCTCTTTCTCCGTGGCACCACGGACTTCCAGAATCTCGACCAGGCCAGCGGCGCTATATGCCTCGGCGTACACCATTTGGTTTGCTCCCACGATCCACTCCTGCAGTTCCTTCAAGTGCTTGAGCTGTTTCATGGCACCGTCGAGACCTTCGCCGGCGATAACTTGAATCTGCATTGGTGTTGCTCCTGGTGCTGTCAGTCGCTACGAAACATCCAGCAGCGCACGGTTTTGGCTTTGTCGAATGCGTCTTTCGCCCGTGCCGAGCAAACGGTGCGATTGGTTTCAATGAACTTGGGGCATTTGCTGGTTTTGAGATGTCGTTTGAGTTCGGTCAGATCAGGGACTTTCTGGCGCTTGTTCGCGGCCATTTCGGCGAACTCGTTTAGGTTGACTGCGATTAAGCCGTCGGCGCGGGAGTGGTTGAGATCTCCATCAGGGCCGTTTAAGTAGTCGAACAGCTCCCAAAACTCCACGACAACTGAATGGTCAGCGTTGATGGCCAGCTGACGATCCTTCGCCATGTTCTGGATCTCGGCATGGGCCGCATCTACCTGGTGCTTTTTTAATGGGACCACGTGCACCAAGGCGTCGACCAAGGCATGCAGTTGGGCGTGATTCTTTGCGATCCGTACTGTGCGAATTTCGGGCAGGGCGAGCAGTTTTTGTTCGTACTTGGGGCCTTTTTCGCGGACGGTTTCCATTACCGCGCTTTCCAACATGGTGGACTTCACCAGGAAGCCACTGACGTGATCGACCGGCATGCGCTCCAGCTTTTCCACCAACAGTTTGGTCTGAGGTGTCTGGCCTTCCTTTGTCATTGCGATGTGCACAAGCCGCTGCAGGATGGGTTCTGACGCGTTGACAGCGTGGTTCTGGCCAATGACCACGGCCGCGCGGAATGGCGGTTCTCGGGTGTCATTGCCATTGTTCTTCACACCGGTGGAGCGGACGCTACGCCCGTTATATGCGGTTTTCAGTTCGTCCCAGTCGTACTGTTTGGTCTGGCTGCCGTCGGTCTTTTCCCGCTCGGATTCAATTAGCACCACCGGCAAATTAGCGACCTGGGCGAAATTACGAGCCCGTGCTACTGGTGTGCCCTTGGTGGGGTCAAAGCCCTCGTAATCGCTCCGGCCGCACAGCTTCCACAGGAACTCAATCAAGGTGGATTTGCCGGCGCCTGGTTCGCCGATGATCTCCATGAACGGGTAGCTTTTCTGGTGTTGCCGGATTTGCTCGGCAAACAGGGAACCAAACCAGAAAGCAAGCGCTATCAGGCCCTTAGCGCCGAAGCACTCCCATATGATTTCAAGCCATTCAATCTCAAACTTCTGCAGGTCAGTGTTTAAGTTGAGGATCACGGACTGGCTCAAGGTCTTAATGCTGAGCCGGTCCATATCGAAAAAGTCTTCCTCGTTGAGCTTGAATACCTTCCCGTCGCGCACCGCTACGTCGCCGTAGACGTACGCACCGTGTTCACGGGTATACCCGGTGAAGTCAATGGTCTGCACAGTTTTCAGAGCGTCGGTTTGTTCTTCAATGAACGCATCCAGTTGTTGCGTAGTGCCGGTAAACATTCCCCCTGGGGCTATGCCGAGTAAGCGCTTCTTGAACTCTGCAGACGATGCAATCTGAGAGCTGGTGAATGTGTTCTTAATAGGCGCGGCGTCATGTGCAAAGGTGATGCGGAAGTAATACCAGGACTCGTCGGTGAGCTTGTTTTCCTGGTAGTACAACGCTTTGGGATTGCACGTGGCGATACGCTGCAGGGCGCCGCATTGCTGCATGGCCTTGGCACGCATCTGCTTATTGTTTAATTGCTGGTCGTCGTGGTGCTCGCTGTCCTCAAGTTCCTGAATCGCCTTGTTGTACTTCTCCAGGTCGAGCTTGAACCAGTAGAGGCGGTTGCCGAACTCCAAGTGAAATTCGCTACGGCGTTTCCAATCGAACATCACCAGGGCCTTCTCCGTGGCGTTTTCGGCAATAAGCAGCGCGCCGTGGTGGCGGGCTGTGGTGATGTCCTTGTCAAACTGGGCGTCGCGTTTAGCGCCCTCGTCCAGGAACTGCCAACGCTGGTGCAGATCGTTCCAGTCGACCTTCCGGTTGTCCCGCTGGAGGATTTGTGCAGCCTCGCAGGTGAAGCCCAGTTCACGCGCCATACGCACCCAGCGCTTCGTGTAGGCGTGTGCACCTGGCTCGTTGTCCAATGCCCACACCAGCTTCGGCAAGTTGCCTGGACGGGCTGCCACGATCGCCTGCAGCGAGTCGGCCGGGAACGCGTTCGAAGACATAGCCGATACGGCAGCAATATTGTGATGGACCAGGGCGATGGCATCGAAAATGCCTTCAACGATCCAGATTTCTTTCGCTTCCAGGACGTCGACGCACGGCGGGCACCACCACGTGCCCCGGTAGCTTTCACCAGGTGCGAAACGGGCTTTCATCTTGCCGAACCGGGCGGGCTTATCGATCAGTCTTTCCCAGTACCCTCCTTTTTCGAGCGCGAATCGCACCGTGGCACTGCCAGCGTTGTGCTGGGCAGAAAAGTGGGTTTCCTGGCTAAACCAGCCCGCGATTAGGTCAATGTTGAATCCTCGACCGAATTCCAAATAAGCGCGGGCCGTCGCCGTTGGGGCGTTGTCTGTCGCCGGCGCTCGCTTGCTCCAGTCTTCAAAGAGATCGTTGTAAATTTCTTTGACGTGCAGCGTGTGGCCACACTTCTCCGAACGGCCGCAGATCACCAGCCAGGGTTTGTCATGACGCGAATACAGCTCGCGCTTGTGGCACTTAGGGCATTCGCCGCCGCGCATGTAATCGGTGCCGCTACGGTGCTTGAGCCCGTAGTCGGACTCAAGGCGCTGCAGGACATCGTGCCGAAGATCTTCTTTCATGATTGCTTCACTGCTTTAAGGCTTTGGGACAGGGCCGCCATGAGGCGTTTTTGCGCTGCCATTACCGGGACATGGGCGAGGATTGCGCCGTGGCGAAGCCCGTCCGCTACAAAGCGGAATTGGTCGTCGTACCAATGATCATTGAGGCTCAAGCGATACTGTTCACGCAGCGCGGCCAGCAACGCTTCGGCCTCGGCCGGGGGCAGTTGAGTGGTGACAATTACGGCGTTTACCATCGTGAAACCTCTATTTCGGGCGCAGCTCACCCAAACCCACGGGACGTGGGGCCGGCGTTTAGTTGGGTTTGGAGTTACGAGTGCGCGAAGCGCAGACGCACGTTGTCCGGGGTGTTCAGGACACGTTGATAGATCAGGCTGACAGGCACGGACCAGCAGTGCCCTTTAACGGGATCGTGGATCACCACGACGGTGTCGGTGCTGTGGTCCAAGATGAGGCGCTGACGGAAAGCGATTTCCATTAATTCGATGTGGGCAAGGGAAGTTAGTTTGGTTGCAACCGATTCCGCCACATCGAAGCTGGTCACCAGGTGGTTGATGGTGCGATTAAGAAGCGCCGACAGATCGCCCAGGTGTTCGGCTTGATGGCGCTCAAGGAATGCCAGTGCGGCGTTCTGTATGCATTCCTGATAGTCCAGGGCATTCGACGGAGTGGTCATTTGGCTTTCCCCGATTTGGCGCGGTAGAGATCGATCGCGGCATACACTTCGGCTGTGCGTGCGGCCATGTGCAAGGTGTGGGCGTTCTGGATCAGCTCGGCTTCAACGTCAGTGATCACACCGTCATCAAGTGCCTGGGCAATGATCTGGTCGACTGTTCCTTGTTTGGCTGAACTCTGCATAGCTCTTGTGTACATCTCCACGTTGTCCAGGTTCTCTGGATGGATCACTGGCACGAACATGCCGCCGTACATTGCCGCTACGTAGGTGGGGAGGTGCTGGGTACCGGTCACTTGCTCCAGCTGGAAAATCTGCATATCCGTCAACGGGCGGCAGTTGTTGTTCTCGTAGGCGTGGTTATCAAATTTCTTGAGCGGCAAACCGATACGAGCGGCGGCGCATTCGCGGCCACCGTTGAAGGTGCAAATAATTGCACTGACCACTTCTCGACGTGTCTTTAGAACCTGATTTTTCATCTTCTGCTGTTCCCTCAGAGCCTTGACCATTACTGTGCAATTACGCCGTCTTTGATCCCCAGTAGGACGGCAGCGCGATGTGCCTCCCCACGGCGACACTGGCTTTGGCCACTCAGCACCGCATACACGGTGCTGGGGTTCAGTTCGTGTTCGGTCGCAAAGTCTTTTGCTGACTGTCCACGTTTTTCTAATGCTTCCCGCGCCTGTATGCGGGCTTGCTCGGTGATGCGTGTGTTCGGCATAGTGCAGATCCGTGCAGTTTCATGTGGTGTGAGATGCACAATGATGCACTTAAATGCATTTGTAAATAGTAGGGATGAAAATAAGTGCATCTTTCTGAAGAGATCGGTTCTCGGCTGCAAGAAGAACGGAAGCGTTGCGGCATGACACAAAACCAACTCGCGGAGGCTTTGGGTATCTCTAAGCGAACACAGGCGAACTACGAATCTGGATCGAGTGACGCTACGGCCTCTTACCTGAGCAACGTTGCTGTTCAGTTTAGTTTTGATGTGCCGTACATCCTGACGGGCCGGCGCACGACGGCTTCGCTCGATTCGCTGTCGGAGGCTGAGGACAGCATCGTCCAGCAATACCGCAGCATCCCGCCGGAAGATCAACGAGCCATCCGGCGTTTTGTTAAGGCCATGGCGGACGACGCTGTCAAAGGGTCGACCTGAACGAAGTGTTTCTGCCATCACTCTAGCTCGCCCCCATATCAGTGCGTCAGCAATTGATTTTATGGAGTGGTAAGCATGTTGGATCGCACAAACGCCGATGTCGGTTACGTTGAAATGGCTGCATCTGCGCGGTATGAGCTTTCGCATATTGAACGTCGCCTGATTGGTTCCTATCGCCAGTTAAGTCAGCGTGACCAGGAGCAATTGCGCCGACTCACCGAAGCGCTGATAAGCAACCCGGACCAGTCCGACGAACATTGATTTTGAGCCGCCGACATGTTGCTGTCGGCGGTAAACATCATGCGACTGCCTGCGATCCAAGCTTTTCAAACAGCTCCCGCTGTTGCGCCCTGGGCATGTCCCGCAGTCGATCAATAAGCAACCTGTCGAATGTTTGCGCGGAGGGGCTGAGCGTATGGGAAAACGTAAGGTTCGCCACCCAGCTATGCCCGCACTTTGCGTCGAGGCATTGGCAGTAAAGTTTCGCGAAGTCAGTGGATAGCACCTCACGCGATGCGATCCGACCTTTATGCCCGCACTTACAAGTCACTCTCATGTCCCCTCCCCAGGGTGCAGCTAATTGCCACTATGTTCGCATGTGATGCAGGATAATTCTCTACTTTTGAAGTATCAGGTAGTGGTTTAGCCTGCTTTATCGATCTTTTTCCAGTCGATACGCCTGTCATGGCGAAGCGTGTTGTTCAGCTGATTGAACAGCTGACAAATCGGTCGAATCTCGTTGCTGGTGTACACACGATCGATCTTCTCAATGTCCCCAAACCCGCCGCTGTTTTCCGGAATGATCCCGGCCAGGGCAGGGTTCATACGCCACGCCGCGATCACGTCATTGCGCGTGATGTTCTTCACCTTCTCCAATTCATCCTTGGCCTGGAAGTCCCCCACGGGGATGATCTGGATGGCGTTTTCCTTGCCGTTCGGGATGTTGACGAACATCGAGCGGAAGTTGCCCACGCCCTTACTGGCGCTGATCTGGGCGCGTAGGTTCTCTTCGTCTTCCTCGGTCAAGTCCGGGTCGTTGGTGTAGAAGATGTACCCCGCGTGCGCGCCGTTGCTGTAGTAGCGCCGGCGGAATAGAGTTGCGGCTTCGTTGAGCAAAAGCGCCTGCAGGCCGCCCAGGTAGTCGGGCACGCCGTAGATGTTCTGTTCCACGTCGTAGTCCAGGACGTGTTCGATTTCGTCCTGGTGGAAGTCCATGTACTTGCTGTCTGGCAGCAGCATCCTGAACCCGCCGTCGACCTTCACCCGCATGTTGATGGCGGGCAGGTGTTGCATCTCCAGCACTTCGCCAAAGGCGTTGGTATCACGATAGAAATACGCCTCCCCGAAGACCATGTAATCCAGGCTCGCCCGGCCCATGGTCTGCGTGCTGCAGCCCTCGGACGGGATGAATTCACGCAGCAGTAGGTTGCGCTTGAACTTGGGGATGGCGCCGTGGTGCGCGTTGGCGCGCAGCAGCTTGGCCAGGCCCGCCCGTGATACCGGCGGCTTGTAAATTTCGCCGTCGTCGCTGAGAAATACCCCCAGGTACTCGCCTATGTTGCCGGACAGTACCTGTTCGGGTTCCCCGAAGGTGAACGCCCGCATGGGCTGTGGCTGTCGTACCTGCTGGCTGACTTGGGGCTTTTTGCGTCGTGACTTGGGCATTGGTTCCGCTCGTGACGTAGCGGCTACGGCGCCGCTTGTTGGTGTTGAGGGGTTCATTGAACAGGGCATGCATGATCGACCAGGCGATATCGGCGTGACCGGTGGCGTCCGTGCGCGAAGCGCTGTAGGTGACCTGGCCGCTGGTGGTGGTGCCGCGCTTGATGGTCAGGAATGCCTGAGCGATATCGGTCCAGCCGGCGTCCCACTCGATGCGACTGCCCTGGATCGTGTCCTGGGCCTTGAGTACCAGAGTATTTTTGGTCTCAAGGCTGTAATGGATAGCGGTCGCACGCGGGTAGAAGTCGCGCACCAGGTCAAACACGCCGTAGCCGATACCGGTCGTGTCGATACCAATGTGCTGCACGTTGAAACGCTCAGTAAGTTTCTTGACCTGCTCGGCCTGGTACTTGAACGACTGCCCACGCCAGCTGTGTTTTTCCAGGATGCGGAATTTCGCCCCGGGTTCCAGTGGCGGGGCGACCACCACGCAGGTGGCGTCGTCGCGGGTGCGGCTTGGATCGTAGCCAAGCCAAACCGGGCTGTTGCCGAACGGCCGATCCAGTTCCGGGTTGTAGTCCTCCCACAACGACAGGTCGGAATAGCAGCGCTCCAGATCCTTGAGGCCGAACGCGCTTTGGCTGCTGTCGATGAACTTGCAGTAGAACAACTGCTGGAACTTGTCTTCGTCGTACTCCAGCTGCAGCTGTTCCAGGTCGAACAGGTCGCAGCCGCCGGCGATGGCGTCGTCCAGAGTAATGGTCTTGCGCCATTGACCATCGGGACACAGCGCGCCCTGGGTGTATGACGCCTCGGAGGGCCAAGTGCCGCCGGCTTTCTTGCCGCGTTTGCTGTTGCGGAATTCCTCACCGGACCAGAACGGGTACGCCTGGTGCGACACCGCGCTGGGTGTCGAGAAATAGGTTTTACGCCACTTCTTGTGGGTGCCCATGGCGCTGGCCACGGTGCTGAGTTTGTCGAAGTCACGTATCCAGAAATACTCGTCGACATAGACGTGGCCATGGTAGCCCTGGGCGGTGCTGCTGTTGGTGCTGAGAAAGCGCAACTCGGCGCCGTTGCTGAGCGTGATCGGGTTGCCGGTCAGCTCGATGTCGAACCACTGCTTGGCAAACTGGATGATGTAGCTGCGGAAGATTTCCGACTGCGAGCGGCTGGCCGACAGGAACACCTGGTTGTCGCCAGTCAGCACCGCATCCATGAAGGCTTCGCCGGCGAAGTAGTAGGTCAGACCCACCTGGCGACTTTTTAGGATGTTGCGGATGCGGCAAGTCAGCGGGTTTTGCTTGGCCGCGAACAGCTCCTGCTGGTAGCGATACATCTTGCTGATGAACTTATCCAGGAAGTCGACTTCCGTCAGCCCGCTGATGTCGTTCTTGGCTTTCTTCTCGCGTTTCTTCCCTCCGCTATCGCCACGGCCCGAACGTTCGCCACGGGCGCCCTGGCGGCGTTCCTGCGGTTCACTGGCTGATTCCCCGGCCGGTGCCGGCGACGGCTTGACCGCTTGCTTTAATAGGCGCTCGCGCACCGTCGTCAGTCGGTCCAGCTCGTTGAGTTCGTCTTTGGTCAAGCTGCTGGCTTTGTCCAGGAGCAGGGTGATTCGCCGGCCGACGGCGGTCAGCGGTTCTTCATCCGACAGCATGTCCTCCCAACCGCCCTGGCGTATCCAGTAGTAGACGATGCGGATGTTGGGCAGGTTGAGCTGCGCCTGGATTTCCTTGGCCTTGCATCGGCGTAGAAACAGGCGTTTGGCGGCTTCTTTAACTTCGGTCGAGTAGTACATGGGCCGCAGTCTATGCGGCGAAAACGCTGAAAACGTGAGGTTAAATTCCGTGATCCACCTATATCGCGGATATAGGAGAAACGCGCATTTGAACCGTTTGTTTGGGGCTTGGCGGCTCCCTATCGTGGCGGCTCATTCAGTGATTGAGCGCAGTCAAATCCATGCCCCGTTCCCTTGTATCGTTCTGGAAACGTGTCGCCACCAGCGGAGCCACCGTTGATGGGCGCGTGATCCTTCCCCAGGAACTGCGCGATATCGCTGAAACCTACAAGCCGTCGTTCTACACGGCGGTGATCTGGTGCGACCACGAACGCTGGCCAGGCTCCCACGGCACCGTTTACGCGGTTCGCCTGGTGGAAGAAGCCGAAGACCTCGAGCCGGGCGAAGTAGCGTTGGAAGCGCAGTTGAAGCCCAACGACCGCCTGCTGTACCTGAATGACCAGGGCCAGAAGCTGTTCACCAGCATCGAGATCACGCCGGACTTCCGTGGCAAAGGTAAAGCCTACCTGACAGGTATGGGCGTTACCGACCAGCCGGCCAGCGTCGGCACTCAGGAACTCTACTTTTCCCACAAGAACAACCGCGCCTCTTATTACGCCGCCTCGGTCGAACTCGGCCGCTTGCAAGACGACAGCCAACCCACCGCCGAAACCGGACTGATCAACGCCCTGACAAGCTTTTTCAAGCGTTTCGCCGCTGACGTGTTGCCCGCCGAAACCACTCCACCCCAAACAGAGAGCAAACCCCCAATGGATGAAGCTACAGCAACGGCTTTGACAGCCCTGGTGGCGCAGCTGCTGGTTGTCGCTGCCGGCCTTCAAGCCGTCATCGAGCCCGCCGCCGCAGATGCCCCCGAGCCCGACCAGGACCTGATTGATGACGTCAGCACTGCCGTGGACGACATCGTGGCCACCGCCGAGCAAGAGCGCGAATTCCGCCGCCAGAGCAAGGGCAACCAGTCCGTACTTGCCAAGCTGGATGAGCTGCAGAAGCAGTTCAGCGCCCTGCAGAACAACTCCACCGGTCGCCAGTTGCCGCGCAATCCCGGCCCGGTAACCACTGTCAAAAAGCGGGTGCTCTGACATGGCTTATTCACTGAGCGCCTACGGCGCCAAGATGTACGCCGAACTGCAGTTGGCCATCGCTGAAAGCTACGGCGTGGAGTTGGCCAGCAAGCACTTTAGCGTCGACCCGACCATTGCCCAGGAGCTGAACGACGCCATCACGGCCAAGTCGGACTTCCTGGAGCGGATCAACGTCATTCCGGTGACCGAGATCAAAGGCCAGAAGGTCTTCATTGGCGTGTCGGGTCCGGTCACCGGCCGTACCAACACCAAGACCACCGATCGCGAAGCCAAAGATGCGTCGTCGCTGGATCAGGACACCTACGAGCTGTCGTCGACTGAGTCTGATGTTGGCCTGCCTTACGCCAAGATTGATGCCTGGGCCAAGTTCCCGGACTTCCATCAGCGTTACTCCGCAGCTGTGCAGAAACAGATCGCGCTGGACCGCATCATGGTCGGTTTCCATGGCACCCATGCTGCCGTGCAGACCGACATCGAAAAATACCCGATGCTGCAGGACGTCAACAAAGGCTGGCTGCAACAGGCACGTGAACAGATCCCGGCCCAGGTCCTCAAGGAAGGCAAGGTCGCCGGCAAAGTCACTCTCGGCGCCGGTGGCGATTACGCCAACCTCGATGCCCTGGTGCATGACACCAAGCAATTGGTTGACGAGCGCCTGCGCGATGCCGGCGACCTGATCGCGATCATCGGCACCGACCTGCTGGCCGCTGACAAGGCCAAGCTTTATTCGAAGCAGGGCGACACCCCGACCGAAAAAGAGCGCATCGAAGAAGCCCAGGTGATCGCCACCTATGGCGGCTTGCCGAGCTTTAGCGTGCCGTTCTTCCCGGTCAACGGTGTGGTTGTTACCAGCTGGGACAACCTGTCGATCTACTTCCAGGACTCCAGCTGGCGTAAGCAGACCATCGACAATCCGAAGCGCTCCCGGGTCGAGGACTACAACAGCCGCAATGAAGGTTATGTGATCGAGCAGCTGGAAAAGTTCGCCATGACCGAAAACGTGGAGCTGGTTGCGTGAGTCTGGCCCTAGCGCATAAGCGCCGCACCATCGCCATGGGAGGCGCCGCCGTTGTGGCGGCTGCCGTCTCCGCTGCCCTGCCGTACTCCCCTGCTGAGGCGCTAAGCAGCCCCGCCAATGCGCGCAAGCACCTGCTACTGCAGGAAGCCGCGTTGGACCAGGACCTGGAGCGAATCAGCGCCATCAATGGACTGGCTGGGCGTCAGGCACTCAAGCGCGAAGAACTGCTGCCCAAGTACCAGGAATACGTACAGCGCTACTGCGAGTCGGGCCTGAACTTCCCTAACCGCGTTGCGGTGCAGGTCATGGTCTGGCTGTTCGATACGACCCAGTTCGAAGACGCCCTGGAACTGGCTGACTTCCTGATGGAGCAGGGCCAGCAGATGCCGGAGCGCTTCAAGCGCCGCGACATCCAGACCTTTGTGGCCGACGCAGTGTGTGAGTGGGCTTACGCCGAGTACAACGCTAGCCGCAGCCCGGAGCCCTATCTGTCCGACCTTCTGCCCCGCGTTGATGGCGAATGGCAACTGACGGAGCAGATCCCAAGCAAGTACCACAAGTTGATCGGCATGCGCGCCATGGAGGCCGAGCAGTGGGAAACCGCGCTCAAGCATTTGGAACGATCCACCGAGCTATACGCCCAGGCTGGAAACAACACGCGCATCGATAAGGTCCGCAAGGCCCTGGCAAAACAAGCGGCCACTAACCCGGTCACCGAATAACCGACTACCCCCCCAGCGGGGACCTGTGGAAGTGAGCCGCCCATTTATGGACCGTCCCACTGAAAACAGGCTCCCCGCCCTATTTGAGCGGCCAGCAATGAGCTTTTCCGGGAAACCCACCACCTTTGTGGAACTGACGATCGAAAATGACGGCTTCTGGCCTGACCTTTCCGTGACCGAGTTTCAGAAAGAACAACGCGTGCCGGCGGAGTACCTGGTAGAGCTGCTGGTCGACACACTGAAAAGCGCCATATTCGAAGTGAACACCGACCTGGCCCGCGTGAAAGCGAAGCTGCAGACGGCAGGGGTATCGAACCTGCAGGCAGCGGCCGGTGTAGCCACCCCGGCAGGATGGGCTTACGCCTATAAGGTCACGCTCTATAAACGCGCTGTTTACAGTCGTGCCAAGGGCAATTCACTGCCCCAGTTCGCCACTGTCACCCGTCGCGAAAGCGCCGAAAACACCGGCAAGGAAGCGCCGGAGCGTGCTGAAACCTTCCTGGCTTTCAGCCAGCAGGCCGTGCGTGCCCTGCAGGGCCGTGGCCGCATTACGGCGTCGTTGCAATGATCCAGCTGCAGGCGCTGACCGCCTACCTGATGGCCCGCAACCTGGTGGCGCCTGAGCTATTCGACAGCTGGACGGAGCAGGTCAGCCTTGAGCTGATCTGGAAGCCCGACCGCGACGGCTTGCACATGGCTGACATGCGCTACCGCGCTGTGTTCTCGCTGGAGAGCTTCACTGGCAATCCTTCCAGGCTGATGGCCCTGGTCGGTAGTTGGCTGGAAACCCACGACAGCAACCGCGACCGCCACGAGCTGCCGGCCCCGATGTTTACCGTTGAACCACTTGACCAGGACAGCTTCGACGTGGAGCTGTCGCTTGAATTCATCGAGCCGCAGTACCTGGCCGAAGATCCTGCCGGCGAGATCGAGGCGTTCGGCAAAACTTGGGCATTCGTCCCCTTCGATCTGTGGGTAGCTGAGCAAGGCGAGGTGGGCAGCGGTGGCCTCTAATCCGCTCGCCCTCGACGTCCGGGGCATGGTCAACGTCGACGCCCAGTTGGCGTTGCTTGAGCTGCCGCCCCAACTGCGCCGGCGATTGCTGAACAGAGTGACCACGCGTGTGCGGACGATGAGCCGTAAGCGGGTGAGAGAACAGAAGAACACCGACGGCACCCCATTCGCTGAGCGCAAAGGCAGTGCAAAAGGCAAAAAGAAGATGGAAGCGGGCCTGGCCAAGCTGCTGCAGGTGACCCGCGTCAGTTCGGACGAAGCCGAACTGGGCTGGAAAAACGCCCTGACCCGGTGGGTCGCCGCGCAGCAGCACAACGGCGTCAGCGAGCGACGGACCGCCGCGCAGATGCGGCGCTGGAACAAAGTCCCCCCAGGCATCGCCTGCACCGACAAACAGGCCAAGCGCCTGCGCCGACTGGGCTTTCGTGTCCGCCAGAAAGGCAAAAAGGCGCTGGCCAGGCCGTCAGTGGCGTGGATTCAAGAACACGTGAACTACGCCAAGGCCGGCTTGCTGATCCGCATTTTGAACGAAGAACGCACCGAGTCCACCGGCGCGCAAAGCTGGGATATCACCCTGCCAAAACGCCAGTTTCTCGGCGTGGAGAGCGGGAACGAAACCCGCGACCTGGTTAACCAGGTGTTCCAACAAATCCTTAATTCACCCCGCTAACGAGGCACACCATGGCACTTGGCAAGGTCAGCGTTAACAATCTCAATCTGGGCCAAGGCGCCGTGACTGAGATCGAACGCTATTTTCTGTTCATCGGCCCCGGTCCGAAAAATACCGGCAAATTGATCGCCCTCAACACCGACAGCGATCTGGATTCCCAGTTGGGCGTACCGGCCAGCGACCTGAAAATCCAGGTCACTGCCGCCCGCTTGAACGGTGGCGATCGCTGGGCCTGCCTGGCGGCGCCGATCAGCGCTGACGGTGACTGGAAAATCGCCCTGGAAACCGCGCAGCAACAGGGTTTTTCCGTCGAAGCCGTGGTGATCACCAAACCCGTTTCCAAGGGCGACGAACTGTCGGCCATGCATGACGCGGCTATTTCCCTAAACAACACCTACGGCCGGCGCGTATTCGTCATGGCAGCGTCTGCCGGCATCGTCGCACCGCTGACCTGGGCGCAGTACCTGGTGGAGCAGAAGGCAATCACCGCCGACGTGGCCGCGCCGCGTGTGCTGGTGGTTCCGCAGCTCCACGGCAATGACCTGGGCGTGTTGGCCGGTCGCCTGGCCAATGCCGCCGTGAGCATTGCTGACAGTCCAATGCGCGTGGCCACCGGCGCGGTGTTGGGCTTGGGCGCGGTGCCAGTCGACGGCGAAGGCATCCCGCTGCCATCCGCTATTCGTGCCGAGCTGGATAAGGCGCGCTTCTCGGTCGCCCAGACCTATCCCGACTACCCGGGCGTGTACTGGGGTGACGGCAACATGCTGGACACGCCGGGTAGCGATTACCTGGTGATCGAATATCTGCGCCTGGCTGACAAGGCCGCCCGCCAGATCCGCCCCCTGTTGATCCGCCGCGTGGCCGATCGCCGCTTGAACAGCACCGCCAACAGCATGGCCGTAAACGTCAACGCGCTGATGGCCCCACTGCGCAAGATGGCCAAGTCGACCAAGTTCGCCGGCCAGGTGTTCCCCGGCGAGATTCAAACGCCCAAAGACGGCGACATCGTGCTGACCTGGACGAGCAAAACCGCCGTCGAGGTGTACATCAAGCTCAAGCCCCACAACTGCCCGAAAGACCTCACGGCGAACATCGCCCTGGACCTTTCCACCGACGATTCGGAGTAACCCCCCATGTCACGTATTGGCGGCAAGAACTTTGACGTGAACCTGGGCGATCTGCAGGTCCACGTCGAGAGCTGCACCCTGGATATCACCGACAACAGCAAGACCGCGCAAACCCGGGGCGTGCCTGATGGCTATGTCGATGGCGACGTGGCGGCGGCTGGTGAGATGGAACTGGACTCGACCAACTTTGGCCTGGTCGTTGAGGCAGCACGTACCGCAGGCAGCTTTCGCAAGTTGGAGGCGTTCGACGTGGTGTTCTTCGCCAAGGCCGGCGACGACGAGCTACGCATTGAAGCGTTCGGCTGCAAATTGAAGGTATCCAGCCTGCTGAGCATCGACCCCAAGGGCGGCGAGAAGACCAAGCACAAGGTGCCTTTTGAGGTCACCAGCCCGGATTTCATCCGTATCAATGGCGTGCCGTACCTGGATGCCACCGAGATTGAGGGCATTAGCTGATGGTCTGCCCGTTCGATCGCGCCCAAGCCCTGGAACAACGTCAGCGGGACCAGGCGATCAACGCCCAGTTGGCCCAGGCCCGGCGTGAGTCAGCGGGCCCAAGCCTTACTCACTGCCAGGACTGTGACAACGAGATTCCCGCAGCGCGCCAGGCGCTTGGCGGCAAGACCCGTTGCGTCCCATGCCAGTCTTCTTTCGAAAAAGGAGTGCAGCGATGAGCGCGAATCAGGCGGCCCAGGACACCGCCATCGCATTGGCAAAGGCGTCGCCTGCGATCGGCGTAGCGGCCACTGGAGCGACAGGGGCCGTCGACTGGTCGTCTGTCGCCTACATGCTCACTGCCGTTTACATGGTGCTGCAGATCCTGCTGTTGGTACCGAAGTATCGTCAGATGTTGCGCGACTGGAAGGTGAAGCCATGAGCCTGCGCGGCAAGATCGCCGCCGGCGCTATCGCGCTCTGCAGCTCCACGCTGGTGGTGTTCCTGGGCACCTGGGAAGGCAATGGCCAGAACACTGTCTACGCCGACAAACTGGCCCGTGGCCTGCCCACTGTGTGTAAGGGCATCACCCGCCATACAAGCCCGTACCCCGTGGTCGTGGGTGACTACTGGTCGGACGCCCGGTGCAACGAGGTAGAGCAGCTGGTGATCAGCAAAGGCCAACTGCAGCTGGCCGACTGCATCACCAACCAGGATGTGGGGCAGAGCACTTTCGACGCCCTGAGCAGCCATGGCCACAACTTCGGCAACCCCAGCACCTGCGCCAGTCGCGCCGTGGGCCTGATCAATGCCGGCCGCATCAAAGAGGGCTGTCAGGCACTGGCCTGGGCGCCTGATGGCAAAACCCCGGTGTGGGCCTTCGTCACCAACGCCCAGGGCAAAAAGGTGTTTGTCCCGGGCCTGCACGCGCGTCGATTGGCGGAAGCGGCTCTGTGTGAGGCGGGTTTGTGATGCTGCGCGATGCCTTATTTCCCGTGCTGATCTGCCTGGTGGCCTGGTTGTGTATCGACTTGCTGGAGGGCCAGCGCGACACAGCCCGTAGTGAGCGTGACGCCGCGGTCTTCGAAGCCAGCGGCCTGCGTGAGGCGGCGCGTATCAGCGGCGAGATGCTGGCCGAGCGTGACGCCATCGACTTTCAACGTACCCAGGAACTGAACCATGAACGTGCTGAAAACGACGCTCTGCGCCTTGATGTTGCTGATGGCCGTAAGCGGCTGCGCCTCAACGCCATCTGCAGCGCCCCAATGCCCGCCAGTACCGGCGCCGGCGGCGTGGCTGATGCAGCCACCGCCGAACTCACAACAGACGCTCGATCGGATTATTTCACCCTCAGAGATCAACTCGCCCTCAGCCGGCAAATGATCCTGGGCTTGCAAGACCACGCCCTGCGGGTTTGCCCGCGCCAACCATAACTGACACCCAACCTCTGAACGGAGCAATGCCCATGACCGATACACGCGATATCACCCTGGAAGTCGGCGACAAGGAATTCACCTTCGCCCTGACCCCGCAGGATGTGACCAAGTACTTCAACGCCGTGACCCAGACCAACAAGGTCTCGCCGGCCAACAACCTGCTGGTGACCACCGTCAAGCAGGAAGAGCGCGCCAGTCTCAAGGCCCAGTTGGGCAACCCGGTACTGGTCATGCAATTGGCCGGCGCGCTCTTGGAAGAGTACGGCCCGGACGTTGAAATCACCGTAAAAAAGCCCTCGACCACGCCGAACGACTGACCGAAAACGGCCTTGGCCAACTGGTAGCCCTGGCCAGCCGCTGGCTACCTGGGGCCGAGCCCACCGCCGAGGTGATGGGCACGGCCAAATGGCTGGAGGACGAGCACTGGCGGCGGATGGAAATTGCCATCGCCAACGGTATCGCCCACGCACTCAACGGATAAACATCAATGACCGACCGTAGCGCCCGCCTGGCCTTCATTTTGAGCCTGACCGATAAGGTCACTGCCCCCATGGGCAAGGTGAAGACGAGCTTTTCTGACTTGGCCCAACAGGGCCAGAAGAACATCACCCAGATGGGCCTTGGCCTCGCTGGGATGGTGGGCGCCGGCGTGGCCATCACCCAGTCCCTGGAACCGGCCCTGGAGATGAACCGCGCCCTGGGCGAGGTCCGATCATTGGGCGTGGCCGAAGATGCGTTGAATGCACTGAATCGCAAGTCCCTGGAATTCTCCGTCGCTTATGGTGAGAACGCCCGGGATTTTGTCGCCTCGGCGTACCACATTGAAGGTGCGATCAAAGGGCTGGTGGGCAACCAACTGGCGACGTTTACCAATGCCAGCGACGTGTTGGCCAAGGCCACCAAGTCCGACGCGGACACCATGGGCACCTACGTCGGCACCATGTACAACCTGTTCAAGGGCCAGGCCGACGCTATGGGCAAGGGCCAGTGGGTTGAAACACTGGCCGGCCAAACTGCCACGGCCGTTCAACTGTTTCGCACCAGTGGCGAGCAGATCGGCGAAGCATTCAAAGCGGCGGGCGGCCTGGCCAGCACTGCCGGTGTGAGCCTGGCCGAACAAATGGCAGTGCTTGGCACGTTGGGCGGCACCATGGACGGCGGGGAGGCCGGTGGTCTCTACAAGTCGTTTTTCGAGAACGTCAGCGGCGCATCGGAAAAGCTCGGCATGTCCTTTGTCGACCAGCAGGGCAAGTTGCTGCCAATGATGGACATCCTGGACAAGCTCAAGGGCAAGTTCGGGGATCTGTCGATCGAGGCCAACGGCAAACAGCTACGCGACGCCTTTGGTGGTGAAGCGGCCCGCCTGATCACCACCCTAATGGGCGACACGGGCCGCTTGAAGAACGGCATGGAACAGCTGGGCAATGTGCGCGGCCTGGAGAACGCCGAGCGCATGGCCAAGGCCATGGTGGACCCGTGGCAACAGTTCGGCGCCGCTGTGCAGGCCCTGCGTATCGCGTTCGGCCAGTCATTGATCCCGATCCTGGCGCCGCTGATGGACCGTCTGGTGGGCATTGCCAGCACGCTTACCCGCTGGACCCAGCTGTTCCCCAACATTACCCGCGTGATCGGCATCGCCACGTTGGTGGTGTTCGGCATCATTGCCGCCATGTCCTTGCTTACTTTGACCGTGGGCATGTCGAAGATGGTCTGGTTGGGCCTGGTCACGGTGTGGAAAGTGCTGACCATGGCCGGCCTGCGCAGCATCGCTATGTTCCTGTACCACACCGTTATGGTGATCGGCTTCGTGGCCGGCCTTGTGCTGATGGTCGCCTGGATGGGCCTGGTTAAGGGCGCCATGCTGCTGTGGCAAGGCGCTATCTGGCTGGTCAACACCGCGTTGCTGGCCAACCCAGTGACATGGATCGTAATCGGCATCGTTGCCCTGGTCGCGGCCGTGGCGGCGGCGATCATTTACTGGGACCAATGGACCAGCGCGCTACTCAGCAGCGAGGCGTTCAAATGGGTCAGCGGCCAACTGACCGCCTTGTCTGACTGGTTCGATTCGATGGGCGGCTGGTCGAGCATGGCCAGCGCCGCCTGGGACGGCATCGTCAGCATCTTTAAACAGGCCATCAACGGCTTGATCGAGATGTTGAACAAGATCCCCGGCGTGAACATTGAAGCGGCGTTCGGTGACATGCCGGCGGCGCCTGAGCTGCCAGGTATCAGCGCGCCCACCGTGGAGGCGCCGTTGCTGCCGCAATTGGTGAGCGCTCCCCAGCAGCCGATCCAGGCACCGCTGATGATGGCCAACACACCGAAAATGCCGGCGTCAGCCATGCCGACCTTGAACGGCCTGCAGCCCCGGGCCCAGGCGCCGGCCCTGGTCCTGGCCCCGGTGCCGAAAACCCCGGCGCCGATCGCGCAGCCGCTCGCTGCCCTGGAGCCACCACGTCAACCGCCGGCCCTGGTGCTGGCCTCGGCTCCTACAGAGAAGGCCGACCAGAGCCAAGAGCGCATCAACGGCGCCGTGGCCAGCCTGTCACCGAAACGGCCCGACGCCGTGCCCCGGGGCGGCTTGCTGGCGAGCATCCAGAATAACAACCAAACCCAAAACAAAGGCACCCACGTGGAGAACGTGAACATTCATACCGGTAAGCAAATGAATCCGCTGGAGCTGGAAGGCATGTTGGCCATGGCGGTGGGTGGATGAGCGAGTACATCGACCTGTTGATCATCGACAACGACCTGTCGCTGGACCCATCCCGCCAGCCGCTGCTGATCGAGGACCGGGCCAGCATCGCCCAGGACATCGCGCACATGATCCGCGAGAGCGGCTTGCTGGTAACGCTCGTAGCCGAGCGCAGCAAGTTGCGTCAGCGCGACTGCATCCAGCAGTTGGAGCTGCTGGTGGAGGCCGATGCACGCCTGGTACCGGGCACCGCTTTGATCAACCAGGTGCAGCCCGGGCAGTACCTGGTCACGGCCAAAACCCTTAAGTTCGGTGACATCGAGGTGACCCTGTGATCGACGTCGATTTTAAACAGGCGCTGGCAGACGCTGGCATTCCGGTCACAGAGGAAGGGTTACGCCAAGCCTGGGAAAAGGAAGTCGCCGCCCAAGGCAGCAAGATGAGCAACACCAGTGCCTACTCCCCGTTCTGGCGGGTGATCACGGCCCTGGTGACCAAGCCGGTCATGTGGCTGATCAGCTTTGTCAGTGACACCGTGCTGCCTAACTTTTTTGTCAAAACTGCCCGCGACAAGTGGCTGGACATGCTGGCTTGGGCGGTCAACGTCGAGCGCAAGGGCGCGACCAAGGCCAAGGGCGTGTTGCTGTTTACTCGTGACGTCGCCGGCGGCGCGTTGGAGCTGCCCGCCGGCATCCTGGTGCAATCGGCGGCTATCAATGGCCACATTTACCAACTGGTGACTACCCAGGCCGCGACCTTCGCTGACGGGTTGGTGCAGTTGGAAGTCCCCGTGGAAGCGCAGGACGTGGGCAGCGGCTACAACCTGGCCCCGGGTTATTACGCGATTCTGCCGGTACCGATTGCAGGCATTGTCCAGGTGGTGAACGCCGATGGCTGGCTGATTGCACCAGGTGCAGATCCTGAACCGGACGATCAGTTGCGTTTGCGCGTACGTAATCAGTTCTCGGCGGTCAACCAGTGGCACACCGATGCGGTCTACCGGGCGATGATTTCAGCCTTCCCGGGCGTGCGGCCGGATGGCGTGTACTTCCTGCACGGCGCGCCCCGGGGCCCAGGCAGTGCCAATGCCTACGTGCTGTTTGAAGCGGACGTGCCGGCGGCGACTTACTTGGAGCAAATCAACGCGCATATCCGCGACCAGGGCAACCATGGCCACGGCGACGATCTGCTGGTGATGGTCATGCCCGAAACCCAGCACGCGCTGCGCCTGACTCTGTGGCCACGCGCTCTATTGGGCGCCGAACAGCGCACCAAGCTGCAGGCCGACGTCGACCAGTTCATCCGCGCCGCCTTCCGCGAGAGCGGCACCGGTGACTATCAACCGACGCTGACCTATCCGCAGTCGCGATTCTCGTTCAGCCGCCTGGGCGAAGAGCTTCACCAGCAGTTCGCCGGCATTGAGTCGCTGCACTTTGATAACGCGGACATCGTGTCGGAACTGAACATCCCCCGGATTCAATCGCTGCAGGTGGTGTTCGCATGATCAAGCTGAATCTGCCGTTCTGGCTCGATGGCCCGCAACTGACCAAGCTCAAAGCCGCCAGCCAAGCCTGGTGGGAAAAGGTCGAGGGCTGGTTGCAATGGCCGCTGCTGCAGATGGACGCCGACACCTGTCATTTGACCGTGCTCGATCTGCTGGCCTGGCAGCGGGATATCAGCCGCTTCAAGGACGAACCCGAAAGCCTGTACCGCCTGCGGGTCAAGTTCGCCTTCATCAACGCCGTCGACGCCGGCAGCACAGCGGGCCTCAAGTGCATCCTGCAGCGCCTGGGCGTGGGCTACGTCGAGATCGACGAGCGTATGCCCGATCGGGACTGGGACGTGGTGCTGCTGCGCCTCTCCGACTCGCAGCTCTCGCAAAACCCTGAGCTGATGCGGGTTCTGATCCAGCAGTACGGCCGCACGTGCCGGCGTTATGACTTCGTGACCATCACCCCCGTATCACTGCGCATTGTCGCGGTGGACTTCAACGACGACCAGCAAACGCTGGTTGCCAGCCTGTAGGAGCCTCCCGTGGGAGCCAGTATTACCCTTGCAGGTGAAAGCCTGATCGCGCAAAAACAAGGCGCACAACAACCCCTGATTGTTTCCCGATTCGTCCTGGCCAACGTGCCCGGGCTGGATCCTAACGGCCCAATCGACCGGGCGGCGCCTAAGCCGGCCGCGCACCTGGTGGCGACCTATGACGTCACCCAAAAAGGTTTCGTGAACCCCAACCAGATCGTTTACAGCCTGATGATGGGCAGCGATATCGGGGATTTTGATTGGAACTGGATCGGCCTAGAGACCGCCGAGGGCGTGCTGCTGGCCGTGGCCTATGTGCCGTTGCAGCAGAAGCGCAAGAACATCCCGCCGCTGCAGTTGGGCAACAACGTTACCCGCAACTTCCTGGTGGTGTTCGACGGCGCCCAAGCCCTGACTGGAATCACCATCGACGCCAAGACCTGGCAGCACGACTTCACCGTGCGCCTGCATGGCATCGACGAGCGCGAGCGCCTGAGCAACCGCGATACCTTCGGCCGGGCCTGCTTTTTCAGTGATGGTCTGAAACTGTCCAAGGTCGGCAACGGTTACCAGCTGCAGGCGGGCACCGCCTATATCGAAGGTGTGCGAGTGCTTTCGACTGCAGCGCTCGCCGTCGTCCCGCCGGCATTTCCCGCGAAAGCCTGGCTGGATGTGAGCCTGGAGCGCCAGTTAAGCGATGTGGTGGCCCGCTGGGAGGTGCGTTTCGGCGCCGCCCTGGCTGACTTCACCGACAGTGCTGGCGTGCGCCATTTCTGCGTGCCGCTGGCGGACCTGCCTGATTCCACCGTCGTGATCGATCTGCGCCAGGCTGAGCCCATCAGTGATTCCCTGGTGAAGCATTTTGCGGGGAAAAAGTGGGTCGAAGATGAGTTGAAAAAGAAGGCCGACAAGGGCACCACCCTTGGCAGCTACGGCATCACCGACGCCATCCCGAACCTGAACATATTGCCGGGTTACAACCTGGATGTGCACGCGGGCCAATACGGTTTTCTGTCCGCCACGGATGAAACCCACTTGTGCCAGAACTGCTATTGGAACGGCTCCAGTTGGTTACGCCATGACGTCACTAAACCCGCTGTGGCGTTGATTGCTGGCGCCGGTAATGTGCGTATCCAGCGCGTACGCGCAGGGGCCAATCCAATCGTTTGGGATCGCGGCGATTATGTGAGGGATAGCGGGGATACCTACAGTGCTTCGGACGTTGATCAACTGATCAAAACGATCAATGCCGCCATTAGCAAGAAGGCTGATAAAGGGAAGACGCTGGCTGATTACGGCATCAATGACGCCATTCCCAACCTGAACCCACTGCCTAATGGCAGCTTTGATATTCACGGCGGCTCCTTCGCATTTCTCACTTCAATCAGTGAATCGAACCTCAGTCAGAACTGTTATTTCAACGGTTCACAGTGGATGCGCCATGACGAGTCAATGCCTTCTGCGACGGTGCTTGTCAATTCAGGCAGCGTGTACGTGCGCAAGGCACTGCCAGGGCCGAATCCGATTCAGTGGTCCTACAACGCTCAACTGATGGACAGCGGCAATACCTACGACGTGAAGGCGGTCGACCGCTTCTTACTGGGGGTAAATCAGTCACTGGCGCTGCACGATAAGTCCATTTCGCAGATCAATTCTGACCTCAGCAAGAAGGCGGACAAAGGTAAAACCCTGGCTGAGTATGGGATCAACAATGCTATTGAGAACATCAACCCGTTGCCCGAGGCGAGCCTGGATCTGCACGGTGGATCCTATGCCTTTGTAACGGCTGAAAGGGAATCCCACCTGGCGCAGAACTGCTACTGGAACGGCTCAAGTTGGTTGCGTCATGACGTCACTAAACCAGCTGTAGCGTTGATTGCTGGTGCCGGTGGGTTGCGGGTTCAGCGAGTTGCCCCAGGACCGAATCCTATTGTCTTCACGGGGTCGTCCGAGGTGATTGACTCCAGTAAAAAAGCCGCACCTGGTGCAGCGGGTATTGCTCCAATTGCCACCATAGACCAGGTGGTTGCAGGAGCCGACGAAACCAGCATCGTGACGCCTCGCACCTTGCGCTGGGGTTTCTCCATCAACCTGGCTGCCAATGGCTACCTAGCGTTCCCGCGCTGGATGGGCGGGCTAATCATCCAGTGGGGCAATGCTTACATCGCTACGAATGGCACCCAGTTCCTTTTTCCAATCGGGTTTCCCAATGCGTGCTTCGTGCTGAATCTGGGCACAGGGGAGGACACCACCGGTCAGGCAGAAGTGATGAACATCAAGGCGGGCTCCCTCACTCAAAGCGGCTTTATCGGCAACGCCACTGCAGCGTCGACTTACCCCTACATTGCGATCGGGCATTAAGGAAATTTTCATGAGCAAATACTTTTACAGCCCGTCGCTGCACACCTTCTTGGTCGAGGGCATACACCCGAAACGACCAGGTGATTGTGTGGTGGTCAGCTACCAGGACTATTCCTATTTACTGGCCAAGCAGTCCCAGGGTTATCAGATCGTATTCGACGCCGAGACCAAACAGCCCGTGGCGCGACTGGCCCCCGGCACCAGTAAGCCCGAGCAATTGAAGGCCCTCTATCTGCAGAGGAACGGCGAGATCAACGCGGCGTGTGAGGCGGCGATCATTGGCGGCTTCTGGTCGGCCGCGCTCGGCTCACCGCATCAGTATCCCAGCAAGCTGGATGATCAGTTGAACCTGACCGGCGTAATCCTGCAGGGCTTTGACAGCCCATACGGCTGCAGAGACGCGGACGGTGTGAAAGAACTGCGACCGCACACGGCCAAGCAATTGCGCCAGGTCAGTGAAGACTTCACCACCTACAAGATGGAGCTGCTGCAGCGGGCCAACCAGTTGAAACAGTTGCTGGACGAGGCGCTGGCAGACGGCAACTTAAACGCGCTTGAGGTGGTGACCTGGGAGAGCCTGCAGCCATGACCTGGGCGCCGGTGACCATGCGCTGGCCAGAACAGGCCACCCAATGGATGAGCCAACTGTCAGCGGCCAAGGATCTGGCCAGCACTGAGCAGGCCAGTACCGCCAAGCGCTTGTCGGATCTGGACGGCAAGGCCAGCACCAACCCGGGGCCAGTGGGTGACGCCGCCCAAGGCGCGATCGTTGCCGGCCGTGGGGCATTGGCTGATCAGATGGGCGAGGCCCCGGCGTGCCTGGTGGTGACGCCGTTTCAAAGCGGTATCGGCCAGGGCCGTGGCTACCAACGTTTCCTATCGGCACCGAACCTGCTGCAGCAGCTGGCCGGCAAACTGGTGGACGTGAGCGACACCGACCGGCCGGATGGTCCCCAGTTCGCCCTGTGCCTAATGTTCCTGGCCACGCGCTTTGATCAGTTGGCCGAGAGCCTGGCGCGCTTCAATGCACTGTTGCCCATACCTGACCTGGTGCGAGCCGAGCGCCGCGCACGGCACCTGTCGAAGCTGGAGACGGAAAAGTGGGAGATCCCCGCCGCCGGCACTCTGCCGCGTTGGCAGTCGTTGCCCCTGGAGCGCTGCACCGTGGTCAAGGCCGCGCAGCAATCCATGTCTGGCCAGCTCGCTGTCCTGGAGAGCTACGCGGCCGACAGCTCGCCCATGGCCGACCTCGCCGCGCTGGCCAACCGCAAGGCGGCTCAACAACAGGGCCGGGATCAGCAGTTGGCCGACCTTAAAGCCTCACTTGCCGGCGGCAACCCTGACAGCAGTATGCGCGCTCGCCTGATTGGCCCAGGCAACGCCACCGAACTGCGCCAGGCTCTGTTGGCCAGTGACGCCCCGGGGCATGAATGGGTGCTGTGTGCCGGCGCGCTCCTGGTGGGATCGGAAAAAGGTCTGAGCTTTGTTCGTGAGTTGGTGGGCCTATGACGCTGCTACTGGATGGGCAAGAGGTGCGCGGGAAAAATCTCAAGGTCACCGGCAATCTGCGCATTGAAAGCGACGACCTGTCAGGCCAGACCAGCAACACCGACAAGGGCCACAAGGGCTTCAAGCCAAAGACCCTGACCGTCAGCCTGATGATTCCCTTCGTTGACCAGGTGCAACTGCGCGACCTGATGCGCCTGGTGGAAGCGACCGAAGGCGGAGGCCAGCTCAAGACCTACCGCATCGTCAACGACACCGCCGCCGCGTTCGGTATGCGCCAGGTGACGTTCACCGAAGGCGTGAGCGCCCGGGAAGACGACAACCTGCGCGGCTGGTTAATCCAGTTCACCCTGACCGAAAAGCTGTCCAACCCCGAGAAAGTCGAAGGCCGGCGCCCAGGTAACAAGGTGACAGCCCAGTCAGGCCCCGGCGGGGCGGTGGGTGGTACCGGCGAAGGTGGAGGCTCCAGCGAAGGCCCCGAGGAACTGACAGGCTTTGAAGCTACGCTGAAAAAAGTGGATGGCTGGCTGGGCGGGAGTAACACCCCATGAAGCTGCACAAGGTGTTGGCCATCGGTGGCGTGCCCTATGTCCTGGTCAAAAACGAAGTTCGGCTGGACGCAAAGAGCCCCGGCCGGGCGACATTCACCATCCAGGCTACAGCGCCGGTCAAAGGGTTGGTGACACTCGATATCGGCTACAACGACAGCACGCTGCAGCGTCACTTCATTGGCTACGTCGAACGCTCCACCACGGCCAGCAGTACCCAACAGGTGCTGTTCTGCCGCGAGTTGGCCGCGATCCTGGCCAACCCGTTGCCGCTGAACCTGCGTCACGTCGACCTGCGCGCCGTCCTGGTCGAGATCAGCCAGCACACCGGATTGCGCTTTCGCGTGCCAGACAAGCCCTATGCGGGGGTTAAGGCGCCGTTCTTCTACTGCCTTGCCGCCGGCTACCAAGCCATGGACAGCCTGGCCCGGGTGTTCAACATCCCCGACTTCATCTGGCAGCAGCAGGGCGACGGGGAAGTCTTCGTGGGCAGTTGGGCCGACAGCTTCTTTGGGGTTCGCCCACCGCTACAGCTGCCGGTGGAACTGTTCGACGACTACCAGGGCAATCAAAGCGCAATGATTGCAGCCCTTCCCGGGTTGCGACCAGGTGCAACAATCAACCACGGCGAGCGCATCACCAGTGTGGCGCTCATCGACAACCAGATGGCCATCCGATGGACGATGCAATCCGCCGCAGCGTAGAACGACAATTCCCCGAACTCACCGGTGGTTACCACCTGCCACGCTTTGCCCGGGTTGTCGCCGTGGCCGATGCCCCGGCCGGCGCGGGGATCTGTGACGACTTCCGGCCGCGCTATGCGGTCGACATCGAGGTCATGGGGCCGGACGGCGAGCCAGATCCGAAGCTGCCGCTATTGGCCGGCGTGCCTTTGCCGCTGCCCACTGGTGGCGAAGAGATGGGCATCTATGCGTTCCCGGAGGAAGGCACCCAGGTTGTGGTGTGCTTCGCCTATGGCCTGCCGCACAAACCCTATATCCAAACCATTCTGCCCCACGGCCTGAGCATGCCTAGCGTCCCGAAGGGTGACCAGGTTTGGCAGCACAGCGAGGCTTGCCAGCAGCGTGTTGATGCCGACGGCAACTGGCTGCGCCAAACGGACGGCAAGATCCGCGATAAGGCGATCGAGCGGGAAGTGGAGGCGATGGGAAATAAGGAGACGTTCCAGAATCACACCAGGACGGTGGACGACCATTCAACTGAGTCAGTGGGTGGGATCAAGACGATCGAGGCGCTGGGCGCGCTCAAGTTGCTGTCCGGTGGTTCTGCCAGCTTGGCAGCGATGGATGATCTGCACCAGGCGACCGGGCGGGACTTGAACTTGGTAGTGGGGCAAAAGCACAACACCACGGTAGGTGGCGATATGGAGGAAAGGATTGAGGGATTGCGCAAGAGTGTGGCGGAAGTCAGCCAACGGTTGGTTTCGCCAAAGACCTGGTTGGGATCGGAGGAGGTCAACGTGCTCCAGGTGCTTTGTGATTTGCTCGACCTAGTTCAGCAAATGAACACTCAACTGGTCAGTCATACCCATGGCCCGACACCGCCACCAAATAATGCGGCTACATTTACTGCGAATTCCACTATCACAGAAAATTTGTCGATTTTGCTAAAATCAATTATTTATCAATAGCTTAGCTATCACCAGAAGTAACTTGCAGCAACACCGATCAAAATTGCCCCATAGAATAACGAGCGTCCTATATAGGGGTGAGTTAATAAGTTTATTCGGTTGGTAAGTTTGGGTCTATCTTGATCCCAAGCAGAGTCGATGACTTCACCAGTTGCGATAAATGGTTTCCAGTAAGTTGATATGTGATTGTTTTTTGGTTCAAAAAAATCACTGTGGCCGTAGTCAAAGAATCGGTCTTTAACATGGGGAGATTGAAAACCTTTGCGGCCAGAACTTCCATACCCAAAACTTGAGAAAGTAGCTAGGACAGGATAAAAATCTCTGGTCCCCACGTCGTTTAATACTGAATCCTTGTCCATGCCTTTGGTGTATAAACCCCATGGATAGTCCGCCGGAATAATGCATCCGCACAATACAATCCTTGAAAAGTTTATATCGGGAGCGGTCGCTAGTATTCGGCTCAAAATGTAACTGCCGAAACTATGCGCGATCACCATGAACTTAGCGTTTGGCTCCATGGATCTAGCATCTCGAATGTCTTGAGTTACTTTTTTGATTGGAGTTCCCCGAATGGGAGACGCTAGCTGAAAGGCCGAAACGAAATTATACCCGAGACCATGAATGTTAGTGTTTGGAAGGCTGCAGAGCTCTTTCTCGACTAATTTATGCCAGGCACCATCAGTTTGAATTCCGTGGATAAGTAAGACTACAGTAGCCTCTGGATTATCCTGGACTCCAGATAGTTTAGCATCAAGCATACTGTCGAATAGTTCACCGTGCTCAGCTGGGATTCGCTCTCTAACTAACTGAATCTGACGAAGTCTTTTTTCCGGGATGGTGTTTTCCCAGGTTTCATTGAAAAGCTCGAAAACTTCAGCCGATCTCATTAGTCACCAATATATAAGATGGCTCAATGATTTCTTCAGTTACTATTACATCTATATCTTTTACTGGGTCGCGAACAATATTTGGAAGCTCAGAGTAAGATGAGAATGTTATGCCGCTTCCAGAAGGGAATCGCACAATGATCTGACGACGAAATACTCGTCCCTCAATCAATATAGAAATAATTCGAGACAGCCGGGAGTTACTCCCGGCCTGCAGGATATCAAACATCCTAGACGGATTAAGCCTAATCAACGGCAAGTCGCTGGCTCTCCGGGTTTCAAAATCACCCAGAAACCTCTCCATCCTACGTAGCGCTTCCGCATCCTGCGGAAACCTATGTATTAAGGGAGATAACTTTTCCGCGTACATAAGAATATTCTCCTGCGGAGCATGCGACTGGGACGGCAAATTCATTTACGTCTCCACTTAGAAGTAAATGCACTTCTCGCTGGGGAGCCGTATCTGGTATTTTAGCGTAAACATTGGCTCCAGTCACATGCCCGTCGCCTGCTAGGAAGCTATCTATAGCGGCCATTGAACCGTTATCGGACGAAAGGTTATCTTCCTGCGAAGATGAAGAAATTTGCATGACTGCGCCCAGGTCATTCACTGCCGTGGAATTACTATAACGAAACTCTGTAGATAGCTTTGCACGCTCTTTCAAGATTTTGTCTTTTGCTGCACTTAACGATATTGGTGCAAAACCATCGTGCGGAATAAATTTCCTGACTTTCAATAGCATGTCTCTAACTAGCTCAGTATATCTGTTCGAGTTATCCTGAGAAGCAATGCGTAATTCCAGTAAACCTTCGTGATTGAGGACGGCGAGATTAACAGCCCTCTTTTCGGTGAAGTTATATTTCTTTGTAATCGTACCTGCAGCGCGGTCTATAACCTCGGAGTCAAAGGTTTTAGTTATTCGTTTTTCTACAATTTTGATTGTAAGGCTGACAGGGGTTTTTTCTACATCAGGATGAAGTAGGCGAATATCGACAATAGTTGGGGTGTCAGGGAAATCAACATCCAGCGGTGTCTCTAGAAGTTTTTCTAGGTTTTCTTCACGCGCAATAGCATTAACACGCACGGGATTAATTAAGCCTTGAGCCCGATCTGCTGCGCATTGATAAAGAAATATATGCTGGCGCCCATGTTCTTCAACGGTCTGAAGAAGCTGGCGTAAATCTACAATTGTGAACTTTAATTGGTTTAGAGCCGGCTCGATTCTTTTTTCATAAAGCTCGTCCCAGTTTCCTGATGTTGCAACGCCTTTACTTTTTAAGAACTCTTTAACAACTTGTTGGCTAGTTGCCTTTTTAAGCAGCTCAAAAATGACAACAGATGTTTTTTTGTCGGCCTCGCTCAGCACTCCATGTCACTCCTGCTAATTGAGAACCTTCTAGGCTCTCATTTTATCATGTGAAATCGAGGGCGCTTGGCTGAGGATCCTGAATCCTGGATGGCTAGCTTGGCGCTCCGTCGCTCGTTGATGGCATTCTGACCTATGCGAATCGGTTCACACAACACGAATGCACACGAATCTACATTAAGTTAGACGAAACGTGGGCTTATGGCGCCTATAGCTGGCCTCGGCTACGCACACGCCCTTCGAAGACGGCCTGAGCGGTAGGTTTTGAGGTGGGTTGTTTAATGCTTGCAGCAAAGCCATGCCGCGGTTCAGGAGAACCAGCGGTTCAGAAAAAAATCGTGTGCAAAAACCACTTATCCCCCTCCCGCCGACGGGGTTTGCGTCCTTTTTTTGTGCAAAACCGGATGTAGTGCAAACCAATCGGCAGCCCAGGCGGGCCGTGGTGCTCTGCGGGTGATCGGCAGTTTCACAGATTGCAAACTTTGGAAGAGAAGTGCAGTGCGATTGCACAGCGGTGCAGCAGGCGGTCATGAAAAGGGTAGGGCTGGAGGCCCCGGTTTCATTGGGGGAAGCTCTGAAAACGTTTGAATGCGGTAGTTTTCAAAAATGATAGCGGTCTTTTTTAGGTGGCAACTGCCTATGAGCGCGGGAAGGTAAATTCCGATACAGCCCATATATTGCGAGGGCTGCAGCCATTCAGGGCCATTTCAATTGAGCACACTGCGCTGGGCGCGGATCGGTGCGTAAGGGATGTGCATCGCTCCTATGAGAAAACCCTGGATAGATGATAGCGATTCTCAGGTATAGGGTAGGCGTTTCAAAAAGAGTGATAAAAGCAATATGCGACAGAAACCGAGCTGGAGGCTCCGGTTTTACTGGGGTCGGATATCACATTGAGAAGTGATATGAAGTGATATGAAAGGTAATATTCTCGCCAAACCCCCGGTTTCATTGGGTTTCGTGCCTTCGGAATATCACCTTATAAAAGAGTAATACTATTACCTCTATATCACTTAAATATCACCTTACCCGTATACGCCTCAAAGCCTTGTAGCGCTTGGCTCGCCGCTCGATTCGGGAGGGCATATCACCTTTATCACTCTTTTTTCGCGACCCTAAAATTTTCAGGCGTTAGTCGCTACGGAATCGAAGGGGGGGAATTGAGCAGTGATCATCCTGATGCGATGCGCTAGCCACTGGCACATCTGTGCCATGTTCACCGCGTCGTCATAGCTAACATCCTTGTTAGTCAGGTGCACGGCGTCATTTCGAACACGGCGAAGGTTTCTGAAGGTCTCAAACTCAAAGTCGTTAAGCGCGTCCATCACATGCAGCTCGTTGGCGATAGATGCCGGCGTTCCGCTTGGGGAAATACCCGCTTTAGAGGCCATCTCCATTAATGCTCTTTCGACGTCGATCCACGCACTGAATACCGCGGCTCGCGGATCTAGATGCGCTAGCTCAAGTACGCTTGGTGGTGCGAGGTAGGGGATTTCGGGCTGATCAAGGGGGGCATGGGCGTCCACCTCTTCCTTCACTGCCTCCAGCTGTTCGCTAAGGTCTATGTGAAGGTCTTTGTACTTGAGCGACCTAACCATGGGAATGATTTTGGCCAGCGGGGACCTCAGCATCACGGCCAGTATTACGACTGCAGCAGGCCAGGCAAGGGCGGCGATTATCGCCGCAGAAAACTGTAGCCAATCCAT